TTCATTTGACGATCTTCTCACATCATGTACTTTCTTTTATCAATTAATAGAAGAAAATACTGGAGTTAGTATAGGATATGGAAATTTAATAATGGAAGGAGAAGATTATCTAAATTGGGATGATTCTAATGATTCAGCTTATGCTTATGCTATGACTAAACTAAATTTAACTCCTGTTAACATTTAATTTGGAAATTTAAAAAAACAATATTATATTAAAGATATGGAAAAAATATTATTAACACAAGAAGAAATTGATTCATTAAAATCAATTCAAGAACAAAACAATCAATTAATAGCTAACTTTGGTCAATTAGAAATAGCTATCCAAAGTTTAGAATTACAAAAAGAACAATTAATTGAAGTATTAACTGCCCTTAAAACTAAAGAAAATGATATGGGTAAAACACTCCAAGATAAATACGGTAATGGTAACATTAACATTGAGACTGGAGAGTTTACTAAAATAAATTAATTTTTGAGAAAGACTTAGATATTTATTGACAACAATCAATAAAATTAATCTAAGCAAATATGGCAGAAGTATTATTATCGCCTGGTGTTTTACAAAGAGAAAACGATAGTTCTCAAGTAACCCAAGGCCCAGTAACAGTAGGAGCAGCAATCATTGGACCAGCAGTAAAAGGACCTGTTGAAATTCCAACACTTGTTACTTCATACAGTGATTATGTAAATAAATTTGGATCAACATTTGTAAGCGGTGGGGATATATATTCTTATTTCACATCTATAGCCGCTTACAATTATTTCCAAAACGGTGGTGAGTCTTTATTAGTAGCAAGAGTAGTTAGTGCTTCGTCTACTTGGACATCAGCAACAAGTACAGCAATTTCAGCTAGTACAAGCGCAACAGCATTTACTTTAGAAACTCTTTCTAAAGGTACAATTATGAACAGTTCAAGTTCATTAGATGCAAGTGGATCATTATTAAATGGTTCAACTGACAATGTTAGATGGCAAATTGTATCACCTAATACAAGTTCAGGAACTTTTGGTTTATTAGTTAGACAAGGTAATGACAATACCAACAATCCAATTATATTGGAAACTTGGACTAACTTATCATTAGATCCTAAAGCTCCTAATTACATATCTAAAGTAATTGGTGATTACACATTTAATTATAATGCCGCAAATAACCAAATTGAATTATCAGGTTCATATCCTAATGCTTCAAGATATCTTAGAGTAAAATCAGTAGCATTAACTACTCCAGATTATTTTGATAATACAGGTACTCCAAAATCACAATTCACTGGTTCACTTCCAGTAGCAGCAAGTGGTTCATTTACAGGTGCTACTGATACACAAAAAGGTGGAGCCGCATTTTATGATGCAATCACAACTTCAGGTAATACACAAGGTTTAGATGGTGGAAGTTATACAAACATGATCAATTTATTATCTAATCAAGATGATTATAGATTCAATGTTTTATTAGCTCCAGGTTTATTTAATTCATTACATGCTGATGCTATATCAAATATTGTTACAAATACTCAAGGTAGAGGTGATAGTATTTTTGTATTAGATTTAGTTCCTTATGGTTCATCAATATCAACAACAACTACACAAGCTGCATCACGTAATACATCATATGCTGCTTCATACTGGCCATGGGGTCAAATATTAGATCCAGGTACTGGTAAAAATGTTTGGGTTCCAGCTTCAACTGTAATCGCAGGTGTTTATGCTTATAATGATAGAGTAGCTGAACCTTGGTTTGCACCAGCAGGTATTAATCGTGGTGGTTTAGGTAATGTAATTCGTGTAGAACAAAAATTATCTCAAGCTAATCGTGATACATTATATCAAGCAAAAGTTAATCCATTAGCAACATTCCCAGGTACTGGCGTAGTAGTTTATGGTAACAAAACATTACAAACTCAAGCATCAGCTTTAGACCGTGTAAATGTTCGTAGATTATTAATTTCACTAAAAGGATATATTGGTCAAGTAGCAAACACATTAGTATTTGAACAAAATACAACCGCTACAAGAAATCAGTTCTTAGCTCAAGTAAATCCATATTTAGAATCAGTTCAACAAAGACAAGGTTTATTTGCATTTAGAGTAGTAATGGATGATTCAAATAATACTCCTGATGTAATAGATAGAAATCAGTTAATAGGTGCTATTTATTTACAACCAACTAAAACTGCTGAATTCATTTATTTAGACTTTAACATTACTCCAACTGGTGCTACTTTCCCTGGATAAGGGAAGTAGTTACCTTTTAGAATCAATAATATTTATAACAAATAAATAACATAAGAAAATGGCAGTATTAAACGCAAACGAAATATTTTTCACAGCATTTGAACCTAAACAACAGAATAGATTCATAATGTATATCGATGGTGTTCCTTCTTACATGGTTAAAGGTGTAGGAGCAGTAACATTAACTCAAGAATCAATTAAGTTAAACCATATTAACGTAGCAAGATATGTTAAAGGTAAATCAAACTGGGGTACTATTCAGTTTACATTATTTGATCCAATCACTCCATCAGGAGCTCAGTCAGTAATGGAATGGGTACGTTTACATCATGAATCTGTAACTGGTCGTGACGGTTACTCAGATTTTTACAAAAAGGATTTAACATTCAATGTATTAGGACCTGTAGGTGATATTGTAAGTGAGTGGGTTATTAAAGGAGCTTTAATTACAGACACAAACTTTGGTGAATACAGCTGGGATAATGAATCAGCAGCACAACAAATTCAGATGACAGTTCAACCTGATTACTGTGTGTTAAACTTCTAAGAAATTACTTTTTCCGAAGTATACGAAGAAAGTTAGCTTGGCCTTTGGTCAAGCTTTCTTTATCTTAATATTTATAATAAACAAACGTTATTTAATAAAATTTATGAGTGAATTTAAATTTCCTACCGAAATGGTAGAGTTACCATCAAAAGGATTATTATATCCTGAATCAAATCCACTGTCATCTGGTAAGATTGAAATGAAATATATGACCGCAAGAGAAGAGGACATATTAACTAATTCTAACTATATTAAACAAGGTATAGTTATTGATAAGTTATTACAATCTATGATTGTAACTAAAATCAATTATCAAGATTTATTAGTGTGTGACAAAGATGCTATTTTAGTAGCAGCGCGTATATTAGGTTATGGTAAAGATTACCAAATACGTTATCCAAATCCACAGACTGGAGAATATGAAGATGTTATTGTTGATTTAACTCAATTAAAAGAAAAACCATTAGATGAGTCATTATTGTTAACTCCAAAAACAAATGAGTTTAGTTTTAAGTTACCTAATACAGATAATGAAATAACATTTAAATTATTAAACCAAGTTGATGAAAATAATATAGATCAAGAACTTAAAGGTCTTAAAAAATTAGACCCAAATTCAAACCCAGAATTAACAACTCGACTAAAATTTATCATATTATCAGTAAATGGTAACTATGAGAAAAAAACAGTCAGAGAATTTGTTGATAACGCGTTATTAGCACGTGATTCACGAGCATTAAGAGAATATATTAATAAAATAACACCTGGTACTGAAATGAAATATAGTCATGTATTTTTAAATGGTGTAGAGGAGGACATTAACGTACCAATTGGGGTTGACTTTTTTTGGCCTGAGTCTTGATTATAGATTATATTTATTTAATCAAATCCATGATATAGTATTTCATGGTGGAGGTGGATATGATTATGATACAATTTATAATATGCCTATATGGCTTCGTAAATTTACATTTTCTAAGTTAAAAGAATATCATCAACCTAAAGAAAATGATGTAGTAGCACAATCTCAACAAGCAATGAAAGCTGCTCAAGCAGACAATACTACTCCAAAAATTAATGTTCCATCATATGTAACTAAGGCATCACGAAAGTGATGCCTTTTAATATTTATAATAAATAACATTTAAATGGCTAATCCAAATCAAAATATAAACCAAGGTAAAAAAGATCTTAAGGAAGTAGCAGATATTGTAGGAGTTTTAGATGACGGATTTCAATCTTTAGCTGATCGAATAACAGGAGTTGTAGATGCTATGTCTGAAGCATCTAGTGAAGCTAGAAACTTTGATAGAATTTCTAGAGATATAAATTCTACTTTAAACGCGATTTCTAGACAGAATGAAAAGTCAATTCGAAATCAGATAGAATTAAATAGTGGTCAATTAGCAAGTAAAAAAGTAACTGAGCAAATCAGAAATATTGAAGCTACCCGTGAAGTTCTTAATCAAAGATTAAATAGTTTAAGAAAAACAGAGTATAAAGATATAAATGCTAAAATAGCTCAAAACGTAGAAATTAAAAAATTAGAGGAAGAAATAGTAGAGTTAACAGGAGAAGTAGAAGGTAATTATAAAAAACAATTAAATAGAGCTAAAGAGATAGAACAAAAACTGGGTAATACCGGTGCATTATTAAAAGGTATATCTAAAATACCTGTTTTAGGTAATTTTTTAAACGCGGAAGAAGCACTAACAGCTGCTCAAGAAGAAGCAGCAATTGAGGGTACTAATAGAACTAAAGTAATGCAGGCTGCTTTTAAGTCTCTTGGTACAACTTTAAAAGAAAATGTATCTGATCCATTAACAAAAATTACATTAGCATTAAAATTCTTCCAGACTGCTACTAAATACGCATTAGAGTTTAATGATACTCAAATAAAACTTCAACGAGCATTATTAATATCATCAGAAAGTGCTAAAAGTTTAGCAAATAACATGCAAGATTTTGCTCAAGCATCAAATAATGCTTATGTTAATTATGTTAAACTAGCAGAAGCTAATATTGAGCTAAATAATGCTTTAGGTACTAATGTTCAATTAACTGCTAAACAGCTTGAAGATAGTATTGAGTTAAAAGAAGCAGCTGGTTTAGAAGTAGATGAAAGAGAAGCTATATATAAGTTATCATTACTTACAGGTAAAACTCAAGAAAACATATTTAATTCTATAGGAAAACAAAATAAAGGTGTCCTAAGTAATAAAAAAGTATTATCAGAAGTTTTAAAAGTATCAGGACAATTAGCAGCTCAATATAAAAACAACCCAGAACTATTAGGTAAAGCAGTTGTTCAAGCTCAAAAGTTAGGTATGACTTTAGAACAAACTAAAAACATATCTAAACAATTATTAAATTTTGAAGACTCTATAGCGGCAGAACTTGAAGCAGAACTATTAACAGGTATAGATTTAAACCTTGAAAAGGCTAGATATTTAGCTTTACAAGGTGATTCAGCTGGAGCAGCTCAAGAATTAATGAAGAATTTAGGCCCTAACGGATTACTTAAATTCCAAAAAATGAATACAATTCAACAAGAATCTATAGCTAGAGCTTTAGGTATGGGGGTTGATGAATTAGCTGATTCATTAGTTAAAGAAAAACAACTAGCTGCTTTAGATGGTCAACAAAGAAAACTTATAGCTGAAGCTAAACAAAAATTAATAGACCAAGGTAAAATAGAAGAAGCTCAAGCATTTGAAAAAAATATATTAGCTAGTAAAAATGTAGATTTAGCTTTAATGGAACGTAGTGAAAGAGAAAAAACAGCTGAAAGTATAGAAAATCTTAAAAAATCATTCTTTTCACTTACTAATGGTCCTATAGTTTCTATTATTAAAAGTTTTAATAGTGTATTAGAGGGATTAAATAATAGCCCAATAGCTAAAATGCTTATAGGTATAGCCGGAGGTGGAGCAGCATTATTCGCTTTATATCACGGTTTAAAAGGTTCTATTAAATTATTATCTGGCATTTTTGGTAAAGGGGCTATTCCTGTAACTGTTGTTAATAGTAGTGGAGGAGGTATTGATGGAGATGACATAGGAGGAGGAAACACAGGAGGAGGAAACACAGGAGGAAGAAATAAGGGTAAACCATCATCAGGTGGATATTTTAAAAATTTATTTGGTAAAGGAAGCGTAGGTAAGGCAGCTAGAAGTAAAGCGTTAAAGGGTTTAGGTAAAAAAATACCATATGCTGGAGTTGCCTTGATGGCTCTTGATTATTTACAGGAAAAGGGTGCGGGTAAAGATGCTAGTGAAGCAGCACTAGGTACATTAGACCAAAACAAACTTGCATTAAGTGGAGCAGGTATAGGAGCCGGTATAGGAGCATTTTTTGGTGGTATAGGAGCTATTCCTGGGGCAGGTATAGGATATGGTATAGGCTCAATAGCAGATATGTTTGCCCCAAGAGCATTTACTAAAGAAACACCAATGGATACTGGTAATATAGTGAACAAAGGAGAAACACCATTTGCTACAGGTGGTATAGTAAGCAAACCTACTAGAGCATTAATAGGCGAAGCCGGTACAGAAGCTGTCATTCCACTTGATAAATTTTATGCTAAACTTGATGAATTAATAAATGTGGCGAAAACAGGAGGTAATGTGTATATTGACAGTACTAAAGCAGGAACAGCATTTGGTATAGGTACATATAAAACTCAATAATTAAATATTTATAACAAACAAATTAAACAATACAACTATGGGACTTTTAAGCAAATTATTGACAGGCGGTTCTAATTTTACAGTATGGGATGGTTCAACTCCTTCTATTAACCCATTATCAACTAAACAATCACCATTACACGCTAAAAATGACCAACCTGGTTATTCTTTAGATGGTAGTAATGCACCAGCGGTTATTACAGCTTATGGTGAGTATATAGATGGTGTACTTAATGCAATTCCTCAACCTTCACAATTAGATTTAAATGGTAAAACACCATCTAAATACTCAAATAATTTACCTGAAGGTGGAATTAATGATAGAGCACTTGATATTACAGGATAATCAAATTAACTAAATGGGTTTATTAAATTTACAAACAAATCTTAAATCCTTAAAGTACGGTAAAGATAGACCTGATGGCGGTTCAAGTAATCAACCTTATATCATTACAGATATACCATCAGGCATTTCAACTTTATCAAACTACGATAATGATTTTATTTTACGAGGAGGTATTTTAGCTGGTTCTCGTACGGCCCAAGATGTGTCTCGATTAACTCAAATGTTTGTTGATACAAAATCACCTAATGGAATATTATTCACTATCAAACAAAATGCTTTAACTAGATTAGGAGTTAAGACACAAGCTGGAGGACAAGAAATATACTTGCCTACTAGTACATTAGCACAAGCTGGTGTAAGTGCTTTTGGTTTGCATCTTTATAAACAAGGTTTAAATCCAATACCCTTACCTTCTAATAGCTCCACTATATCCTTAGGTCCATTAGGAGCAATTAGTTCAAATGGTAATATAATAACCTACTCACAAATAGTCAAACCAGGTAATGTCACTAAAGATATTGATTTATTTGAAAATAGATTAT